AAGTAATACTGATGAGAGTTAAATACTCGAAACCCCTGAAAACATGAAACTCTTTCAGGGGTCTATTGCAACAGGAGGAAAATATGAATACATTAACAATTTTAATTTTTGGTATAATAGACAATCTTGTATTGTGTATAGCTTTCTATTTTACTTATCTTTGTTTAGAGGTATATATAGAAAAATACTTTAAAACCATAGTATCAGCCTTTTTGTTGGGAATTATTTCTGCTGGATTATCAAATACTATTTCAGACGGATTAGGTTTCTTTTTACAAATGGAGTTCTATTTTGGTTTCGTGGTAATGCTAGGTTGTTTGTTGGGTATGTTGATAGTTCCGTTCATGGAATTTATTAAATATATAAAGAAAAAAAATAAAGAATGTAGATTACACCCTAAAATTCATATATGGGGCGAAAAAATAAAGAGTAAAACTGACGAGGATTAATTATCCGAAACGCCTTCGGGCGTCTTTTACAACAAAGGAGGTAAACATGAAACAATGCTTTGATGTAATGCGCAGAGATTATTGCAAAGAAAAAGATGTTGCTGGGTATTTTTATAGATATTTTCTAGTAAAAACATTTAGTAATGAAGATGACGCTAAATCTTACGCACACAAATGTCATGATTATCCGTCAGGTAAAGTTAATTTACCAAACGATGATTATGAAAAAATAGGTAAAGTAAACGAGGTAAGCTCCAAAATAGAAAAACAAACTGGAAACATTGTGTGTTCGGTTGGTTATTTAGTAGCAAAACCTCATCAACAATTAACATTTTAAAACAAGAGGTAAAACATGAAATATGGATTAGTATATATAAGCGAAACAACCGGTAGCATTTTGACAGCGTCAAGTGACACTTATGAGAACGAAGATGACACTATTGATTTGAAAAATGCCCAACAGAAATTGTATCCGAAAAGACAATATATAGTAGTACCTATACCGTCTGTTTGGAAAACAGAAGATACAACTGATTGTCCGGTTTGCGAACAAACATTGAAATAACTAGTTAAAACTAGTTTTTCCTCCCCCCTCATTATTAATTTAGTGAGGGGTTTTTTTTTCTAAATTTTCATCTTATCTAATTTGTCTAACGCTGATATTTCTAAATTTTTAACGTAATCTAATATTTCTAAATATATTTTTTTACATTTTAAGTAATCGTTAGTTTTCACTTTCAAAATATTTTTTCTTACATCATCTGTATAATTGAATATACCGTTTTTACAATGTGGACATGTGCTTATGTTGTTTAAATTTATTAAAAAACCAGTACCGGAACAAACAAAACATTTATCAACAGTAACCTCTATAATTGCCATTTTTAATAATTTACCTATTTTTATAGGAGTTTTGTTCGTATAATGTACTTTGTTACGTTTTAGAATATTTTTGTTATCTAACAGCTCTAATATTTCTTGTTTTATAATTTTGTAAAATTTACTATTTAAACCTTGTTCACTGTCCAAATATTTATTAATAACGAACATATATTCTGTTTCAGTTAAGCCACTATATCCCATTAAAGTATTTACATCTTCAGATGTCATACAGTTATGTGATTGTCCGGTAACTTCTAATACAGGTGAGCTTGGCAACAATAATTTTAATAATTCAACATTCATAAATCACCACGAATAAATTATTCCACTTCCTAGTATTATTATACCAACAACGTTAATAAAAATTATAGAGTAATCTTCCCATAAAACGCCAACATAAACCCAACCCATAACGCCAACAAATTGAACATAAAGGTTTAAAGGGTATATATTTAAAGCTGTTAAACATAAACCACTTGAAAGTATTATTGAGCTCGTCCATTTTAATATATTCATAATTCATATTTTGGGTCGTGATATAAGCCAACCTCTGGTTTTTTTTGTAATTTTCTTACTTTGACTTCTTTGTGTGTAAATGAAACAGTTTCAGGTAATCTTTCACTTTCTTTGACTACCTTGTTTATAGCATCTTTTTCTGATGTTGCCCCAACAGCGCCACTAAATACAACTGTTGCTCTATAACAATAATAATTTTTTTTCAAAACAAACTCCCTTGTCTATCGCGTTCTGTTTTATAATCTTCAAAATAATCTATATTGTTTTTACCAAAACACCATATATTTTCTATGTAATGTGCTAATAGTTTATTATCATCATCCATTAAAGCCAAATTTTCGTTTAACCCTTTTTCGTTGTTTTTACGTTGTATAGCTGTGCGTTTTAACGGTCTTTGTGCCATAGTCATACCAACTATACCTTTATAAGAGTCTAACAATTCATCAACAATAACATCACAACAACGATAACGTTTACTTTTAATAGTTGGGTCTATAATGTTTATAAGCAAATGACCTTTATCTGACAAACTGTTAAAACAATTTATACTTACTGGCATAAAAAACTTATACAACCAATCATCAAATGTTACAAATTTTTTCCATGATTGGTCTTCTTCTTTGTCGCCACCCTCGTTATACTTTTCTGTTGAAAAATATGGTGGACTAGTAAACGAGCAATCTATGTTTTTTATATCTTGCCATGGCAAGTTTTCAGCGCCAGACCTGTAAATTGTTACTTTTTTAACACCATTACAATGAAAAAAGTTTTCTTCTATATGTAAATCAGGGTTATTGTTACCTAAAAATTTTTCATAATCTTTAGTTTGTTGTATGTATTTTAAAAATGTAAATGGGTTTGGGTCTGAACCTATGTATTCTTTTGCATTAGATGTATAAAAACCTGCTAACCTGTCGCCCCAACCACAACTTGTGTCTAATACTTTTTCTGCTTTAGTCATGGTGTATATAGTTTTTGCAACTAACGGTTTAAATTGTGTTGCAATAAAACTACCCAACCTAAACGTACTTCTGTAAGCATCTTTTGTTAAAGCACCACCCATTCTTTGTTTTACACCGTTTATTTCTACTTCTTTCATGTTGTTTATGCCACCCCAACATGCTTTCAAACATCTCCATATATCGTTAGCAGTACCCTCAGACCATGTATTTGCAACTGCTTTACCTCTGGCACTTGGACAATTAAGTCTAAGTAATTGGTGGTAATAATTACTTACAGCGTTGTGTGTACCTGATGTATCTATAATACCTAAACCGTGTGTTTTATAAGGATATTTATAGTCATCATGTTTTTCGTTTACATTTTTTATAATATCTTCTTGGGGTTTTGTATATTGGTAAGTATAGGTATCTTTTAAACTGAAAAATGTTTTTGCAACATCTTCTATTGTTATATCTTGTGTTGGGTATGGTGGTCTTACTTCGTAAATATACTGAGATAAATCTTTTCTAAATTTATCAACCCCAATTTCGTTGGTTAATTTAGCAAAATCTTCATGATACAGTATAGGGATTTTTTCTTCGTTAGCATATTTTGTTAAATATTGTATTTCTTTAGATACATTTATAACCGGTCTGTTTTTTTCAACGAATAAACTTTGTGTTTTAACATCTTTCATTTGTCTTTATCTCCAAATTCATTTACAAAACCACTTTGTTTATCTCCATATTCATCCCATTCTAAATACCGTTCTGATTCTTGTTTTTTATACCATTCTAACAATGATATTTCTGACTCAAATTTTTTTTCCCATGCCTTTTTTCCTATACCGTGTATAGCTTCAGGCCCAAACATATGGTGTTTTACACATAAACAAATAAATTGGTCATGATTTCGTTGTCCCATGCCTACACCTGTTCGTAAATGGTGTATAGTTACATCGTGAGTATTGGTTATTCCATAGTATTTTTTACAAATGAAACAACCAAACTCAGCCATTTTAGACATTTCTTTTTTGTGTTGTCTTTTGTTGTGGTTTTTTTTAGACAAAATTATACTAAACGGTATGTTGCAAAATGTACGCCATCATCACCGTGTGTTCTAATACTTTTAATATTTAAACCTCTTTCTTTAAGGGTAAAAATAATACTAGATAACCTTGTGGCTTTATACTTTGTTATAGCTTCCCAACTAGTTATTTTTTTGTATTTTTTTAAATGTGATTCTATTTGTTTTATTTTTGATGTCTTGTTTTTCATGTGTTCTCCTATCCTAGACTAGAATAAGTTGTTAATTGACTTCTATTGCTTGCCTGATGTGTTCTATACATTTGACATGCAATTTCCGTTTGTGTAATTAGACCTTTAAATACCTCAACCATATAACTGGCATGATTAATTTCAACGTCTAAATCTATTACTTCTTTAGATAATTTGGCTTTGACTTCCCTGTCTTTGTTTGTACCGTATTCTTTACCTAATTTGGTGTATTCTTGTAATTCTTTTTGTTTCTGTAGTTTTTCCAACCTAGATAATGTTTGTTGCCATGTCGCTTTTTTTTCGTAAAAAACAAAAATGTTATGTATTACCTTTTCTATTTCTTCTTCTCCTAGTGAGATTGGGCAAGTATTTACTTTGTTTAATAAATTTTTTATATATTCTTCGTTTTGTTGTTTAAGTTCATCGTGTGTTTTCATTGTTTAATCCATAAATAATTTGTTTTTTTGGTCGTTAGTCAATAACTGGTAGTGTTCCCTGTGTTTACTTAATTTATACATTTCAACAAATTCTTTTTCTTTTATAATGTACTCTTTCTGTGTAATTCTACTCAATTTACTACCACCCATTTGCTTGTATAGTTTAACAGCTAAGTCGTCTTTAACTTCTTTGTGTTGAAAGAATGCTTGAAACTTTGATTTTATTTCCAAATCAGTGTTTGCAAGAAATTTAGTAATATTAACTGGTACTTGGGGTTTCCATATACCAAATTCTTTGTCTTCTGTGTGTGATATAAATGCGAGGAACACTTGTTCTTTTGTGTATCTTTGCAAAGACATCCAAAAAACCCCCTGTTGCTCTGTTGTTAGTGGTACTTGTTTAGGGTACGTTTTGTCAAACAAACCAATGATTTGCTTAAATTCTTGTTTAGTCATACACTTTCCTTATAATTATATTTATATATATATGTAATTATATATCTATATATATTTAATTATAACATCACCATACATAATTAATTATTTCATGTCCACTCTTTTATTGTGTAAATATCTCTTTAAATAATTATTTTTTTATGTTAAGTTCTTTATCACTACTAATGTAGTTAGAGATGAGAGCAACGGTGGTAGGGTTTTCCTCTTTTGTAATAATAGATATTACCTTACCACCACTAAAACAAGAGGCAAAATATGGAAAACAAGACAGAATTTGCTGAGATATGGGATACACTAAGTCGTGTTAATGTAAACGAATACACCGACACAAAAGGTGAAAACACCCAATTAACCTATTTATCATGGGCTAGTGGGTGGGATATACTAATGAGGTACTATCCCCAAGCAACATACAAATATCTACCTAGAATCAAGTACCCTGACGGTACAGAAGAAGTTATTTGTGTTGTAGATATTGAAGGCAATAGTAGAGAAATGTCCCTACCGGTAATGAATTACGCTAATAAACCCATAGCAAACCCTAATTCATGGCAAGTTAATACAGCTAAAATGAGATGTTTGGTTAAATGTATTGCTATGTTTGGGTTAGCTTTGTACATTTATCGTGGCGAAGACTTACCTGATGAAGACAAAACAGTAGAAGTAAATGTTATTGACAAAGATTTACTAAAACTAGAACAAGCAAAGAAAAAAGACAAGAAACAAGTGTTTGAAACACTATTTAAAGAGGATAAAATAAATGAAAAAACAAGCCCAACCCAACTCGCAAAAGCGATACGAACTTCATAGTTCACAATTTATTAATATAGCATTTGGTAAGTACACAAATCGTTGCGATATGTTATTACAAACCAAAAACCCTAGTCTTACACCTGAATTTAATGATTTTGCTAAAAATCGTATGAATTGGGGGTCTGAACATGAGATAGATGGGGTTTCTAACTGGTTAATTAGGTGTAGTAATGGTAAATACCCAAAATTTACACTAGATGACCAAAAAGATTTTTTGTTAGAAGATTTTGATAAAAACGATGAAACAACTGTGGCGCTTTCATCTAAACCTGACGGACTTTCTGATGATGAAAAAACTATTATTGAAATAAAATGTCCAAACGAAGGTGGTAAATTAAAAGATGATTTTGATAAAACAAGATTACCACAGATATTTGGACAACAACTAGTATTAAAACATAACGGTTATCCAATAGAAAAAACCCAGTTATGTGAATGGACACCTAATGTATTTAGGGTATGGGAAATATTTCCTGATGAAAAGTTTGAAGAACACTTGTTAAACCTACTTAAAGAGTTTAGTAATTGTTTGTTAAACGGTGGAGATATAGACCCAAAACCTAAGAGATATGGTGGAAAATACGAAACTTATGAAAAATTATTTGAGGTAAAAATAAAATGAAAAATATAAACATAAGAATATTCCCTAACGAAGAATATAATCAAGAATGTGAAAGCATTATAGATAAATCTTCATTGTTGTTGAAAGACAAGAAAGATGAAGCTTATTTAAAAAACCCTAATATAACCCCTGATGAGCTAGAAAAAATAAGAATTAGACCATTTGGTAGTAACAGCAAGTTTATGTTACCGGAGGGTTTAGCTCCTAATCAAGACTATACATGGAATTTTTGGGTAGGAAAAGACGATAATGGTAAGTTGTACTTTACGTTACAAATTAAAAAAGCATTTGTTAAAGACGGAAGTTATACACCTAACAACAAAAATAACCAACAAAATCAAACAGTTGCACAAAAAATGCAACAAAGTGAGGGGTTTATTGATGACGTCTTATAGAGATTACATAGAAGAAAACCAAGATACATTAATGATAGATTGGCAGAAATACATAATTGATATAAACAAAACAAGGGAAAAACATGGTTTAACACATCAAATTTTTTCAACAGAGGAAAAAAAAGAGTTTGAACAACAATGGGTAAACAATAGAATTGCAAGGTAAAACATGGATAAAAAAACAACTTTAAGTAGAGCTTTGTACAACAAATTGTACTATAAAAAAAATGCAACAAAACTTAAAAAACAAAGATTATTAAAATTAAAAAAATTAAAACCTGATGAATTATTAAAACTCAAACAGGAAAAACATGATTATTATTTAAACAAAATTACATTATTTAAAAAACGTAATCAAAAAAGATACAAAATGCAAAAGAAAAAACTAGAAAGATTACATGAATTAGAAAAATTAATTAAAAATAATGCTACAAAAGAAGAAAAAGAAATCGATTGTAGTGATAGCCCATTTGATGATTAAATATGTTAGATACTTTAATAACAATTAAAAAAATAAAAAAGATGTATTTGTTAAAATCAAAAGATGATTTTGTAAAATGGTTAAATAATTTTGAAAAAGATGAAGAGATAAGTTTAAAATTAGCATTAAAACAAGTAAATATGTTTATAGAAGACAACATAGGAGAAAAACATGGGAAGAGTAAAGAGTGAAGCTATGGAAAAATTTGTTGAGTTTGAGGATAAACTAAGAGAAGTTGATATAGAAATAGAACAAAACCGGTATAATTGTAGTGAACAAGCTATAAGAAACTGGCATGAATACAGAAGAAAAAAACTAGAAGAAGACCCAACTCTAGTGTTTACAGAAGAAAATAAAGTAAATTTTTTAGATACTTATGTAGCTAATTATAACTTTAAGTTTCCTGAATAAAATAAATTAATAAGGTGTGTAATGGTAATGTCATGACAAGTACACTTAATGAAGACTAAATAAATGCCACCAAATCTTCGCCTTAATAAATTAATAATGAATATTTAATTTAAAAGTTCTTTGTTTTTACTTTTGGTGTTTATTATACTTACTTTTTTGTTAGTAATATCTTTTTGTTTTTTAAGTATTGGGTTGTTGTCTAACAACGTATTTAACTCATCTAACAATTCTTTATCTGTTTTACTGTTTACGTTATCTACCACTAAATTAATGTTTTGTGATGAATAGTTAGATAAATCTAATATAGCTTGGGCTGCTTTTAATTTTACTGCATCTTGGTCAGAATGTAACAAATCTTGTAAAACGGATATAGCTGGACTTGATGTTGCCAATATACGTTCTTCATTTTTTTGTCTTATTTCTGCAGATAATTTTCTTTTTAAATAAGCACCCATTTGCGCAGGAGTTTTATTCCAACCTGCTTTTTCAGCAGATTTAGTTGCATTTCCCTGTGTTGAGCCTTCAGTAAAATAATCTACAAATGCTTGTTCTTTTTCTACATCTATTTTTTTTGGCATAATTATTGACTTAGAGGGTTGTCTGACCTAGCTTTTATTTCATCAACTTTAGCATTTAATACTGCTATTTCTGCTTTGTTGATAGCAATTTCTGCTGTCAAGGGTTTAATATCTACTGTTTGTTTAGCTTCTAATACTTCTACTCGTTGGATTAATTGTCCCTGATAAACGAATAATCCACCTAAAGTTATTACTAGACCTACAGCTCCTGTTATTACTTTAATATCCACGTATCCTCCTTAAATGTTCTTCTGCTCTAATTGTTTCATCTATAGTTTTTTGTACATTTTCATTATGTTTCGTAACTTTGTCTTGATAAATGACTTGACTTTGAGCATATATATTTCGATTGTCAATATAGTTTCTTGTTTCAAAATAATCACCTCCATTAATATTTAGTTGATTATTAAATATATCGTTGTTTGTGTTTCCATAATTCTCTATAGAAATGGGGCTTTCCATAGCCCTAGCTACAATGAGGGAAGTAGCAATTAGTCTTTGGTCAACTCGTTTTAGAGTTTCGTTGACTTTCTTTTCTATAGATTCTACTGAAATAACTTTAGTATTGAGTGTAGTGTTTCCACTATCCCTGCTTTCTTCCACCTCCGTATCTCTGCTTTCGATGGTTTCTTCTCTTTCAGCAACTGTTTCAGTTCTTCCATTTCCTGATTCACTATCTGTTGTTTCTCCTTCTCCGATAACCTCATCTACTTCTTCAGTAGCAACAGTAGTTTCTTTTTCAGGTTTAGGAGTATTGTTTTCAGTTTCCTCCACAGCTTCAGGTGTGTTTTCTGCGACTGTGCTTTCTTCTCTAGGCTCTGTAGAAACTCTTTCTTCGTTTTTTCTTGGTGTTGTTGCATTTCCTGTTCCTGTTTCAGTTTGTACGATTGTGCTAGTTTCTTCTCCTCCTCCAATTTCTTGTTGTGTAGGCTCTCGCTCAATTTCTCTGCTAGAGTTAGGGGTTTCGATGAGGGTCTCCCGTTCTTCAAAGAACTCTTGTATAACTTCGCTTGTTGGCGTGTTGTTAAAACTTTCTGTTGTTTCAATTCTTTCTTCAAAACCTTTGATTTCTGTTGTGAACGCTTCGATGGTCGTTGGTTTTTCATATGCTACCTCCATAGGTATAATTTCTTCTTCAATAGCTATTGTAAATATTTCAACAATTCCTGTGTTGATTTCTTCCATAGCTATTTCTTCAATATATATTTCTTCAATTATTTGAATAACTGGTTCTTCATATGCCTCAAAAGTAAATTCTTCTATTGGTATAAACTCTACTGTTTCTATTTCTGTAGATAATACTTCTTCTATTTCTTGAAAAGTGGTTGTTATATGTGATGTTTGTATTGCTGACAACACCTCATCATCATAAGACATTGTTACAGAAATATTATCCAAATTAGGCCCGCCAAGATTAGCAGGGCTATTAGCGTCACTACCACTAAGAAAAATATTTCCAATGTTGCTACCAACACCTGAATACGAGACACTATCTGTAAAATCTTTGCCATTAATTCCTGTAACATTAGTTCTCTCCTGTGTTGTAGTAGCTAATACATTACTATCTGAATCTCTAATTTGTAAACGTATTGTAAAGGTATCTGCTTCTCCTTGACCTCCCCAACAACCTGATATACCACATTCACCATTCTGTACTTGTACACTTGAATTCAAGGTAATACCGTTGTTCAACATAGGTTGGGTTATTACATCAGATGTAAGATTAAATGATTGTTCTATACTACCACTATCTCCAAACTCTAAATCGTAATTACTACCACAACAGTCACCTAGTACCTGAACATTACCATTAGTTGTCCAACCAGTAATATTGTTGTTTTCAAACGTTCCGTTTGTAATCAAGTTATTAGTAATTTGTGTATCTGCAAATACTACAAAAGGGAATAACAAAAGGCTTAAATATTTCATTGTTTACTAGGAACAGGTATTTCTTGTTCATTACTCCCATAAATTGTCATAGGCCCTAATGTTACTGTGTGTTTAGCACAACTACTTAGTAACAGGCAAATTAGTATTATTTTCATGTTTTTTTTGTTTATTAAATATTTTACTAAAGTTTTCATTAAACTTTTTTTTGTCCATAGGTCTTGGTCTAGAGCCTTTACTCATAACATTATCCTCATTTATTCCAAGTCATACTAGGTTTGGTTTTAGTACCACCTGTTAATTCTTGTTTGCGTTTTTCAATCCATTTTTCTTTAGCTTTTTCACCTATCAAGCCATCTATTGGGCATGGAGTACCTGCGTCCATCATTGCTTGCCATACGTTTTTATCTTGACACATCAATGATATTGCTGCGACTTTCATACCAAGTTTAGCTAATACAGATACAGACTTTCTTCTCTCGCAATTTGGGTCGACATAATAACTTCCAAACGTTCCACTAAAACCTATTACAGTTATGCCTGCCGCAAGAGGTATAACACAACTGTCTTGCCCGTAAACGCTCATAGCAGGCGCTGATGAACTATTAACAGCGGTTTTGGTATTAGTTGAGTTATTCGTTTCATTGTTTGTAGTCGTGTTAGAACTTGAGCCTGATTGATATGTAGTCGAACTTTCATATCCACCGGTAATTGCAGTATTCGAGCCTGCGTTATTAGATTGAGTGTTTGTCGTACTACCACTAGAAGTAACATCTCCAATAGCATCAGCTATACCATAAGCTAATATAATTACTATCATTACTATGAAACATTGTTTTGCTATGATTTGCGACATCGCCATTTCCTAAGTGCTAGTGCTTTTCTAGTTGGTCTTCCTTTACTGTCTTTCATAGGGCCTTTAACGCCACTCATTCTTGCGCAAAAACTAGCTCTTCGTTTAGCCGCCTTAGAGCCTGGCTTAACTTTGCCGGTTACAGGTCTTTTAAGATTAGCTCCTGTAGTTCTTTTAAAAAACTTTCTACCAGCCTCGTTTAACCCACCGGTTTTGTTTTGGTATTTTTTTAAAACCATTATTTTCTACCTCTTTTTGCATAAGTTGAAACATTAGTAGGTTTACCACCTACTCCTTGTTTCTTAGCTCTTTTCCTTGTAACAGCAGATTTTTTTTGTAATTTAGACATACTTTTTGCTTTAGATAAAGGTACACACTTAGGATAACCACGTTTACTACCTTTAGAACGGCCACAAGGTTGATATTTACCTTTTTTCTTCGGAGCTCCTATATCTACCCATTTATCTTTAAACCACTTGGTAAGCCCACCACTAGCCCTAGCCACTTCTGTAACCACCACCTCTTTTCTTGTATGTTCTTACAAGCCAGGCGTTTGCATAAGCTGAAGGGTAAACTTTAAACTTTTTTTTAGCTTCTGCTTTTACTCTTGAATATAACTTTTTGTTAGTGGGTATGTTTTTAGTTTTAGCCATAATTATTTACGTGTCAAACTGCCTCCAAAATATAATCCTATGATTGAAAAAATTGTATGTGATTGTAGGTTTGTTATGAAAATTGAATTGCCTTCTTTCCAAACAGACGTTTCATAAGTAGAACCAAAAATCCACCAACCACTATCTGCTTCAGTGACTATTTGGTAAATTACATTAACATCAGTAAATATTGGCGCCATAATAGGTACAACAATAATAGAAAATACACACATTAAAGCAATCCAACGTCTAGTGTGTTTAGTATGGGCATCTTTAACATCTCTTGCTTTGTCAGTTTGTTTTGCGGCAAACCCAGCACGTTGCATTAACATTTTTTGTTTTTCTTGTTCAGCTTGCCCTTTCTGAGCTAAAATACTCATAACACCACCCAATACGGTAGAACCTAACATAGAAATTAATTCCATCGGTATCATCATTTACCTCCAATTATTTCATTTATAGTTTCATCATCTACATCACTTCCGCCTACATTTGGCATTATAGGGTCTAAATTAGTTGGGCTGTATTGTCCTCTAGGGTCTGTATAGGTATCTTCTATTTGTTTAATACTACTACCCATAAAAGCAGGTTCTATACGTTTATCTTTAACTAAATCTATAGATTTTTTGAAATCAACTGCTCCAATTTCTTTAATATCTCTTGTCAAAACTTTATATGCGTATAGACCTTCTAGTCCAGCTTGTTTGTAAGAAAATAATTGTGCTATATCGTTTACAGAACCAGTTCTGAATAACGCTGATGCACCTGTGTCTATAACTTCTTCAGATATTTTAAAATTAGTTTGTTTGTTAGTTGCTAAAACAACTTCTAATAAAGTATTTAAATCTTGCTTGGTACTTTTAGATTCTATACCAAAAATATTATCAAATATATCTCTAGAAGATTTAGTACTAGACCATTTATCTATAGCTGATTTAAGTAAATCAGGGTCTACTACTACTCTGTTTACATTACCTTTCCCACCTTCTTTTACGGCTGTAAAAGCAATTTCACTTAAAGTAGATTTTTTAATGAGATCATTAAATTTTAATAAAGCATCAGGGTCATCCTTTAGTATTCCTCTAATTTTGTTTACAGTTCCAATAACTCTTTCACTCAAACCCATGTTTTTATTATTTTGAAACCAAAAACCTATTTCCAAAGGACTTATATCATCTACATTTACTATTCTATTTATAAAGTTGTCATCTAATTTGTTTTTGCTACCCATTTCTCTTGATATAACAGGCCCAAAATCATCGTATAATTTATGGTATAAACGTCTAGCTTCTTTTATATCAGCTATTTTTGTTGCAGTCATATTACTAGATGGCTTATACATTAGACTGTCAAATAAACCGTCTATGTGTTCATCTACTTTATGAAAATATTTTAAAACTTGTGCTTGTTGTACTGTGTCATCTTTTGGAACTTGATTATAAACATTTTGTATCTTAGTTCTAAAATTTAAAACACCCTTTAAATCAAAACCTTTAACAAAATCACCACTTTTACCAACCATATCTTTACTATATTGTTGTGTCATTTCGTGTATTTTTAAAAGGTAATTATCTGTTTTTAAGTTTTTTAATTGTTTGGCAGATAAAGCTGTTTGACCTTTTATAAAGGCTTCCATGTTACTAGATAATTTCTCAAACTCTCTTGGTACTATCTGTAATTTATCGTCTATGAATTTATCATATTGTAATTTTATTTGTTTTTCTAAACCATCTTTTTGGTTTTTTAAACTGTTCTGTACAAACAACCCTAGTTGTTCTGTAAATTGAGTATTACCACCTTTTTGGTCTTT